TTGTATAGTCGAAAGCAATAAATATGAGTATGTCAGAACTTCAAACAGGCCAACAGCAGATATTTGATTATGTGAAGAACAACCTCGGTGAGGGCATGATCGATGTGGAATTGGACCCAAAACACTATCAAACGGCACTGGAAAGAGCCACCAACAGATACAGGCAGAGATCGTCTAATGCTGTGGAAGAATCATACGCATTCCTGGAACTCAAGAAGAATCAAAATTCCTACATACTCCCAGATGAAGTGATCAACGTTAGGAATCTCAACAGGAGGACAGTGGGATCAAGGACAGAAGGCGGCGAAGGTGGAACCTTGTTTGAACCGTTCAACCTGGCATACACCAACACCTACCTGCTGAGGGCGGGTGCCACGGGAGGACTAGCAACCTACTATGCCTTCGCAAGTTACCAAGAATTAGTTGGAAAAATGTTTGGAAGTTTCATTCAGTTCCACTTTGACGTGGCCACTAAAAAATTAACCATAACACAGAGACCAAGGGCTGACAACGAAACCGTGTTGATGCACACCGATAACTACAGACCGGACATCACACTGTTCAAAGACATCTACGCCAAACCTTGGATCAGGGACTACACCTTGGCCGTGTGTAAAGTCATGCTGGGAGAGGCCAGAGGCAAGTTCAACACCATAGCGGGTCCACAAGGCGGAACCACACTGAACGGTGACGCACTCAAGAACGAAGGCAATGCCGAGATGGAGAGACTTGACCAAGAGATTGGCAACTTCCAAGAAGGTGGCACACCACACAGTTTTGTTATTGGTTAATTCCAATCAGATCACATCTAAATAGTGTTGATGGAAAAATCCAATTACAAGAATTATTCTGACCTCACTCTGGATGAACTCGAAACACTGGTACAGGATCTCGAGAACATGAGCATATTAGCCTTGAAACAGCACAAGAAAGGGCTTAGAATTTCTATCTTGAAATCTGTCAAAGAAGCAATCAAAGAGATTGAAAAACGTCTGAAAAAATAGTATAATACTGCTATGCTGATAGGAGTAGTAGGATTAATAGGTTCTGGTAAAGACACTGTCTCGAAAAGATTAGAGCAAAAACACGGATTCCGCAGGGATTCATTCGCCAAGAGTCTCAAGGATGCCGTCAGCGCCATGTTCAACTGGGATCGCGAGATGCTGGAAGGCAACGGCGACGACAGCAGGCAGTGGAGAGAACAGCCCGACGAGTTCTGGTCAAAGAAGTTCGGCAAGACAGTCACACCGAGATGGGTGCTACAACACTTCGGTACGGAAGTGATGAGACAGCACATGCACGACGCCATATGGATTGACAGTTGTTTGTCGAGATACAACGGTGAACCAACAGTGATTTCTGACACAAGATTCCAAAACGAATTGAAAACTATCAAAGAGCACGGCGGTGAAATAATACTGGTGAAACGTGGCGAACTGCCCACAATAGAACAGATGCAGGAACGTGGTGCCCACAAATCAGAGTGGGATTGGATGGGTTGGGAATTTGATCACGTAATAGACAACGACGGCACAAAGCAAAAACTATTTGAAAAGGTTGATGATTTAATCGTCGGCCACAAGATCACCCACACGCCAACCAAGTCTACGCACACTGCTTAATCGCTGACAGTTAGCACACACTGTTTTTAGATTATTCTCAGAAGTGTTCCTCATATTTCCGTCCAAGAAAAGCACATCCAATTGACTCACTTGCTGTGCCTTGAATCCACAAAGTTCACATTTTTTGTGTTTCTTGTATCCCGATCTTTGCAAAGGGGTCGCACCCCCCACACGCTTTCCTGCTTTTTTCCTATTGCAGGTGTCACACAAACTACGCCAATATATCCTACCGTACCTCCTGTAGGCATAGGCCCTGGGTTTGCTCTTGCACTGCTTACATATGGGTCTGTCCTTGTATCGCATACGCATATTTACGTTGCCTATATAGGCACCAAGAAAATGGTAAATTTTGTCGTAAAAACCGTATGATATAATAAATACTCTAGTATACACGTAACTTGCAAGGAGAATACGAAAAATGGCTTTAACATCACCAGGAGTAGAGGTTTCAGTAATAAACGAAAGTTTCTACGTACCATCAGATGCGGGTACAACACCACTATTCATAGTAGCATCATCACAGAATAAGGCAAACGGAGCGGGGGACGGCACAGCGGCAGGCACAACGACTGCTAACGCCAACACTGCTTATCTTATCTCATCACAGAGAGAATTGACAGAGACTTTTGGAGATCCAAAATTCTACACAGACACAGCAGGAAATTCACTACACGGATATGAATTGAATGAATGGGGTCTACAAGCGGCGTACTCATTCTTGGGTATAGCCAACAGAGCATACGTTTTAAGAGCCAACGTTGACACTTCAGAATTGCTAGGAAGTGCTTCGGCTCCAACAGCGGCACCAACAGATGGCACATACTGGTTTGACCTTGCATCCACCAGTTACGGTATCTTCGAGTGGAGCCAAACAGACCAAGCATTCACAACAATCACACCAACGTTGATCACAGCAGTTACTGACCTGGTAGGTAATGCGTCAACAGGTGCTCCAAAAACATCAGTGGGATCACAAGGTAATTACGCGATCAACACGACACACGTTTCAAACAAGATCTACAAAAAAACTTCAAGCAACACTTGGGTCCAACTGGGATCAAGTGCATGGCACTTGAGCTTACCTGTCGTGACAGTGGCTTCGGGAACAACAGTGGTATCTGGACAGAACATGAGCGTGAACGGCGTCACAGTACAACCGGCCGGAACTGGTTTATCAGATGTAGCGGCGGCATTCACTAGTGCTAACGTACCCGGTGTGTCAGCGAGTGTAAACGCAACAACTAGTAACTTAGAAATATTCCATAACGGGTTAGGTTTTGGAGATTCTACAGCAGGTTTCAACACAATAAGATTTGAAGAAGGCACAGGAACACTTGCTTCATTAGGGATCACAGCGGGCACAAAAAACGGTGTGAAATTCTTACAGGCCAAACACACCAACAGACCAACTTGGAAAACAGCAGACGAGAACAGACCAAACGGATCAGTATGGTTCAAGACGACCAACGCTAATTCAGGCGCCAATATCGTTGCCAAACTTTACAGTTCATCAAGTGCTAGTTTTGGCACAGTGTCTGCTCCATTGTATGCCACGAACCATTCAGCGATCTACAACCTAGATCCATCGAACGGTGGTACGGGTTTAACTGCCGGAACACTTTACACGCAGTACAACATCACTGAGCAATCAGTTGACGGACAATCAGACACTACACCAAACGTGGGTGACTTCCAACTGTTCAGATACGAAGGTGGTCAAACTGTAATCAGATCAAAAACAACAAGTCCAAGTTTCACAGCAAACGACACATTCACAGTCAGAGAATCATTGAAGAACCAAGAGGCATTAGACACTGCTAAAACAGTCACAATGATCTCAGGTGATGGTTCTACACTGGGTGATGCCGAGGATTTCGTGACAGCGTTCACATCCGCAGGTTTCACGAACCTAGAGGCATCGATTATAAGCACAGGTGAATTTGCTGGCGCAATAGAGATCAAACACAAACTGGGTGGTGACTTCAGGATGAATAACACTTCAGGAACTCCACTAGATGACGCAGGCTTTGGTACAAGTGATGCACACAGTTACGGAACTTACACAGCGAGCTCAACCACACTGGTTAATAACTTGTACGTGGCACCAACAGGTGACTCTGAGGACTCAACAGTGGGTAACGAAGTTATCGCTACAAACTGGAAACGTCTAAGTTACACAGCATCAACAAGCGCTCCGAACAATGAGCCAGTTGATGGCACACTTTGGTATGACACCAAGATCGACGAAGCGGACATCATGGTACACAACGGAACAACTTGGGTTGGATACTTAAACCAGTACGCTTCCACAGACCCAAATGGTCCACAGTTCAGTGCTTCAGCACCGACCACACAGTCAGACGGTACAGCACTTGTGACCAATGACTTATGGATCGACACTAGCGATCTTGAGAACTATCCAAAACTGTACAGATACAACACATCTGCCACATTGAGTTCAAGCAACACCTCAAACCAAGTGGTTGTCACCACGTCGGGTGCGGCTTGGGAATTGATGGACAAGGCAGATCAGACCACAGAGGACGGAGTTGTTTTCGCAGATGCTAGATGGCACACTTCAACAGACAGGAACGCCAACAACAGCACACAGGCGGGTACCGCTTCAACAATCAAGAATCTACTAAGTGACAACTTCATAGATCCAGATGCTCCAGACCCAGCACTTTACCCACAGGGTATCATGCTGTGGAACACCAGGAGAAGTGGTTACAACGTTAAGGAATACAGAAACAGTTACATAACAACGACTGCTTATCCTGGTTCGGGTTCATCAGGATTGGGTAACATCAGATACAACAACGAATCTGTTGCTGGTTACTACCCAGACAGATGGGTGACCAAGTCAGGCAACAACGCGGACGGCTCTGGCACTTTCGGAAGGAAGGCACAGAGGAAGGTCATCGTGGCACAACTGAAATCTGAGATCGACACAAACCAAGCGATCAGGGAAGACCAAAGAGGTTACAATGTAATCGCATGTCCTGGGTATCCAGAACTGATCCAGAACATGATCAACCTAAACACCGACAGGAACAACACAGCGTTCGTGGTAGGCGACACACCTATGAGATTGGCGGGCACAGCCACAGCAATCACCAACTGGGCAAACAAC